AGCGCAAGTAAAATTTTGATCAGTTTATACCGAGTAGCCCGTTATCCCTCTACGGAGATAATCTAGTTTTAACTCTCTTAGACACGTTGATCAAGGTCTATGCGTAATTACTAATGTTAATACCCAAGTTATCTTAAAATTACTATATATATACATAAACTATCTATGCGTCTGTATGCATACAATATAGGCTACTAAACACACATATACACCTAATAGCATACTAACAGTTGCGTACATACATACATATATAGATAATAATAATAAATAAAAATAAAATAAAAGTAGAAAAGGGAGCAAACAATTCACTCCCTAATCTTACAAAACAATATACTCTAGAACGAGACACCTCCACTTCCTCGTAAAGAATATCTTAAAGCCATTGCTTTCTTATTCTTAGCTCTAGCTTCATATGTATCTTCCATAATAGCTGCTTCAATAGAAAGATTAACAGCTTGTTCTTTAACCATTTGTTTCTTAGTAGCTAATGGTGCAGCCTTAACTCTTTTCAACCATTGATCTGCTTCTTGAGCTTGTGCTTCGTTAGCTTCAGTTTGCTTCATATCATCATACTGCTTTTGATTAATGTAGCTTTTCTTTAGTAGTTCTTCCGGTGTCATTACACACCTCCTTTTAGTTTATTCAATAATTATTAAAACAATAATATAAAATAGAAAATAACGGAAATCCTAATTCCGAAATCCCCCCAATAGGGGGTACACATAGTAAATAAGACTCTCTATCAAAATCCTACAATTTTTTTAGTAAATAACTGGGGTTTGTACTTGTATTGGTATTGACCTATCATTTAACTTAGTGGGTGGTTGGGCAAGGGAAAATAAAGGTATATATGAATAAAGAGATAATAGAGTTATTAAAAGAAAGACTTGAGAAAGGGAAACGAGAATACAATGAAGAACTTAATCCTTTTGATGGTAGAGTTTGGGAAATAGAAGCTTTAGAAGAGATATTAGATGGTATGATATATACCGCTACGTCTATATTAAAAATAATACATAAAAAGAAAGTAAATGGCAAACCTGATAGAAAGTATAGCAAATCTGCCTCTTAAAAAACAACAAGATATATTAAGTAGTTTAACTAATAAATTAGTTGCTATTGAAGTAGATGATAAAATTTATTTAATACCCGAAGAAATAAGCGATTTAATTGATGGTCTATCAGAGCAAGTGCTAGTATTAACAGACAAATTAATATGGAAAACAGAAGAATAAAAAACATAAAACACTTTGTATATGATGATTTAGAAGAGTTTAAAAAAGATCATCCTAATACAATTGTACATCCCGATTGGAGAAAAGCAGACGAAAATAATTGGGTGTATAGTGACGATGATAGAATTGTACAATTATTAAAAGTTAAAAAAATGGTAAGTCATCATTCAGATACAAAAAATTATAAATATGCAGACGGTTGGGTACGGACTGTCGTAGGTAGTTTTATTAATAAAAAATCTACAAAAATGGATACAGACTTTTCTAGTCACCCTAATAGATACACATTTTCTAAGACTATAAAAAACACTTCCGAAAGAGTGCATAAAAGAACTAAAATCACCAATAAAGAAAAAGACTTTGCTACAAATGTTGTTGTAGGTATGGGTGCTTTAGATGCATATAAAAATGCTTTTAAAGAAGAGTCTAATCAAAAAGCTAGAAAGAAAGCAACTATATTATTAAAACAGGAAAGAGTAATGGAAGAAATACAAAAATCAGTGCTTGACGTTGCAAAAGGTTTAGGGGTAGACCACGAATATATATTAAGTAAATTAAAACATCTTGCTGATTATAGTGAAGATGATAATATAATTTTACAATCTGCAAAAGAATTAGGTAAAATAATAGGAACATCAAACAATAATATAAAACAAAAAGAGGTAGGTCTAATGGGTGTATTTCAAGGGTTCTCACAAGAACAATTAGAAGGTGCATCTAGAGATCAAAAACAAATCGAAGGAGAATCCAAATGATATGCCCTTATTGCAAATCTGCTCATACTAAAAAAAATGGTACAATTAAATTAGGCAGTAAAAGTCACATGAAAGGAGATAAACCTAAACAACAATATGTTTGCAATAGTTGTAAGAAAAATTTTTCAATAACATACGAAGTATTAGAAAACACTCCATATGCTAATAATAGAGACGTAGAACCCGGGGATGTATTAAGTGTTAAAAGTAAAAAGACATTACGAGTTCATGGATTAACTGATGTCCATGTAGGAGCAGTAGAGTTTGATAGTGAGAAGTTTCATCGAGCTGTACAAATGATTGCAGAAGATAAAGATGCAAGATGGTTTGGTAATGGAGATTTACTAGAATTAATTCCACCTAATTATAAAATTAGTCAAGATGGACAAGATATTCCACCTGATGAACAATACTTAGAGTTTATAAGATTAATAGAACCAATTAAAGATAAGTGTTTATTTATTCGAGGAGGAAACCACGATTATATTAGATCATTTAATATACTAAACTTTGATGTATGTAAAGTCCTTGCTGAAACAATGGAAGTTCCTTACTTTAGAATGCCCGGATATACTAAAATAACTATTAAAGATAGAGAATATAAATTAGTTAGTGGTCATGGTAAAGGTGGAGGTAAGAATGGAGATATGGAATTAGATAAAATGGCTTCAGTATATAGTGAAGGAGATGTATTTTTCTTAGGACACAATCACCAATTATATGTAAAACCTATGCATAGTTTTGTTATTAGTAAAGATGATCAAGAAGAAGAAAGAAAAAAATGGTATATAAGAGGTGGATCATTTCTTAAATATGCTGATTACGCTAGATATTCTTTTTATCCTCTAGCAAGAACTGGATGGGTTACTATGGAGTTTTCAGAAAAAGGAGTCGAGTGTTGGGAGAATTAAAACAAATAGACGATGTACCTAACGAATTAGAATTAGACGAAGCTATTATATATTTAAAAGAATTAGATAAGATGATTTCTCAAGATTTTATATTGTACAATATGACTTCTACTACATATTATAATATTAAACGAATGCAAAAAATTATAAGAATGTTAGACATCCCTGAAAAAATAAAGGAGCAGGCATGAAGAAAAAAAATCCAATTACTAAACATGACTTAAGAAGATCTATACAAAGTATATATCAACAATTAAATTTTGTTACGGAAAGACTTAGAGTTACTGAAACATTGTTTAATGATTTTATAGAAATGGAAAAACTAGAAGATAAATTTAAAGACCACCTAGATGGCAAATATCAACAGTCAGAACATAAACAAAGCTGAAGAAGCCTTACAATTAGCGTATAAAGACCTTATCTCTTTTGGTAAATTATTTTTACCAGATGATTTTATGAGGTCTGAAACACCATTTTTTCATTATGAAATATCTGATGCAATAGATGATAAAGAAGTAAAACAAACTGCAATTATAGTTCCAAGAGGTCATGGTAAAACAGTTCTTACAAAAGCATCTATTATAAAAGACTTTGTATTTGCAAGTAAAGAAAACTTTTTATTTTATGCTTGGGTATCCGCTACACAAAAATTAAGTGTAGGTAACATGGATTATATTAAATACCATTTAGAAAATAATGATTCTATACGATATTATTTCGGGCCAATGAAAGGAAAAAAATGGACGGAAGAAGATATAGAATTAGTAAACGGATGTAAGCTTATAAGTAAATCTAATGTAGCAGGTATTCGTGGTGGAGCAAAGTTACATAAAAGATACGACCTTATTGTTCTTGATGATTTTGAACATGAAAACAATACAATAACAAAAGAAGCTAGAGATAAAAATGCAAACTTAGTTACTGCAGTTGTTTATCCCGCTATTGAACCACATACAGGAAGACTGAGAGTTAATGGTACTCCAGTCCATTATGATTCTTTTATAAATCATTTAATAAATAAGCACGCTAAAGCAAAAAAAGAAAATAAATCTTTTGCTTGGAAAGTAATTACATATAAAGCTTTATTAGACGAAACTACTCCATTATGGGAAGGGTGGTTTCCATTATCAAAGATAGAAGAAAAGAAAAAATTCTATGCAGATTCTGGACAACCTCAAAAATTCTATCAAGAGTACATGATGGAAGTTCAATCAAAAGAAGATGCTATATGGAGAAGAGAGCATATACGATATTGGGAAGGATACTTTAAACATGAAGATGGTGTTAATTTTTTAATAAAAGACAATGAAGAAATTCCAGTTAATACATTTATAGGTTGCGATCCTGCTACAGATATTGATACAAAACATTCTGACTATAGTGTAATAACTGTTATTGCAATTGATGGGAATAATAACTTATATACTTTAGAATATGCAAGACATAGAAGTATTCCTACTATTGGATCTAAAAATCCAGACACAGGAGAAATATTAGGCAAGAAAGGTGTAGTAGATTTAATATTAGAATTACATGAAAAGTATAATTGTAGTTCTTCAACTGTAGAAGATGTTGCTATGAATAGAAGTATATTCCAAGCATTAAACGATGAAAGAAGAAGATTAAATAAATTTAGTATATCTGTTATTCCTGAAAAACCGGGAGGAACTCAAAAACGAAATAGAATCTATTCTGGTCTTTCTGCACGTTTTAGTACAGGAACTGTATATTTAAAGAAAAATATGTTTGATTTAATCAACGAAATCCTTACTTTCGGCCCTAAGATGGCTCATGATGACACAATTGAGAGCCTTTATTACGCACAAATTCATGCTTTTCCACCAAACATGAAAAAAGATAAAAAAAAGAAAGGTTGGTTTAAACCAAAAAGAAAAGCAAAAAGTTGGTTAATATCATAGGGATTATTCATGTATAGATTTGGGAAAAAAAGCAAAGAAAGATTAAAGGGTGTAGATTCTAATTTAGTAAAAGTTCTTAATGAATTAATTAAAATAATGGATGTAACCATTATAGAAGGTGTGCGGAGTAAGGAGCGGCAAGAGCAATTATTAGCACAAGGGAAAACTAAAACAAAGTATTCCAAACACATAACAGGAAAAGCTGTTGATCTCGCTCCTTACCCGATAAATTGGGAAGACAGAGAAATGTTTCACTATATGGGTGGAATGTTAAGAGGTATTGGTCAATCTATGGGATTAAAAATTCGTTGGGGTGGCGATTGGGATTCCGATGGAGATATAAATGATAACAAATTTGATGACTTAGTTCATGTAGAGATAAGGGATTAACAATGGCAAGAGTAACTAAAAAAAATAAAGCACAAGTAAATAAACAAATATGGGATAAAGCAAATAACTCTCATAGACAAAGATGGCAAACTACTAGTCAAAAAGGATATGATTTTTATCTTAATGAACAATTGACTAAAGAAGAAATGACAATGCTAGAAGAATCTGGTATGCCTACATTTACTATTAATAGAATAACTCCTATTATAGAAATAATGAAATACTTTGTTACTGCAAATAGTCCTAAGTGGAAAGCTGTAGGGGCAACTGGTGATGACGTAGACGTTGCTCAAGTTCATTCTGATATAGCAGATTATTGTTGGTACTTATCTAATGGTAAATCTCTCTATAGTCAAATAGCTTTAGATTCATTAACTAAAGGTGTAGGTTACTTTTTAATAGATATTGACAAAGATGCAGATAGAGGAATGGGAGAAGTAAGGTTTAATAGAATAAATCCTTATGATGTATATGTAGACCCTTCTAGTCAAGATTTTTTATATAGAGATGCAAACTTTATTCAAATAAGAAAAAATATATCTAGATCCAGACTTATTAATTTATTTCCGGAATATGAAACAAAAATAAAAAAAGTAACTAGAGGTACAGACGTAGTATCTTATTCTCAAAGAGATGCAAGTTTTACAGATACAATTCAAAGAGAAGATATTACATTTGGTATAAATGCAGAATCAGAAGACGATGATATAGTCGCATATTATGAAACATATTCAAAGAAAAAATTTAAATATTACAATGTTTATATAAGAGTTCAACCTTCTCCCGCTCAATTAGAATTACTTCAAGAGGGAATACAAGAAGCTTTACAATCTTTTCAACAAGAAATAGAAGTTCAATTAATTGAAAAACAAATGCAAATTGAACAACAAATAAAAGAGGGTGAAGTTATTCCTGAAAGAGCAAAATTAATGATAGAAAATTCTCAAAAAATGGCTGCTCAAGCTATAAAAGAAAAAGAAATGGAATTAATGTCGGAAGCTCAGGAACAAGCTACTATTATAAAACAACAAGTAATGAGCAATGCTGATTATAATGTTTTAAAAAATAGTGAAGAAGCAAATAAAAATATTATAGATTCAATTAAATTTTATGAAAATAGAATTGTAAAAACTTGTAGTGCAGGAGATGATGTTTTTTTATTTGAGCAAATAATACCTATTAGCGAATATCCAATAGTTCCTATTCCTTATATGTATACAGGAAGTCCTTTTCCATTAAGTGCAGTTACTCCATTAATAGGTAAACAACAAGAAATAAATAAGGCACACCAAATAATGCTACACAATGCAAATTTGTCTTCTAATCTTAGATGGATGTATGAAGAGGGTTCTGTACCTGAAGATGAATGGGAAAAATACTCTTCTTCTCCCGGAGCATTGTTAAAATACAGACCGGGTTTTAAACCCCCTACTCCAATTCAACCAGCTCCTATTAATAATGCATTTTTTACAGTTGTGCAACAAGGTAAATCAGATGCAGAATATATAAGTGGAGTTCCTTCTTCAATGATGGGATTTTCTCAAGACCAAGCTGAAACATATAGAGGGTTACTTGCTAATGATGAGTTTGGAACAAGAAGATTAAAAGCTTGGATGAATAGTATCGTAGAACCTTCATTAGAGCATGTAGGTAAGGTCTTTCAAATGATGGCACAAAAACATTATAATATTGAAAAAGTATTTAGAATAGTTCAACCAAATGCTGGAAACGCTCAAGAAGAAAAAGAAGTACGAATTAATGTTAGTCTTTATAACGATTATGGAAAAGCGATAGGAAAATATAAAGATTATGCATCTGCTAGATTTGATGTTAGAATAATAGCCGGTGCAACCTTACCATTAAACAGATGGGCATTATTAGAAGAATATTTTAAATGGTATCAAGCTGGTCTTATAGATGATGTAGCAATGTTATCTGAAACAGACATTAGAAATAAAGAAAAAATTATGGAAAGGAAATCTATGGTATCTCAAATGCAAGGTCAATTACAATCCATGCAAGAGATGGTCAAAGATAAAGATGGATCAATAGAAACATTGCAACGTCAATTAATCCAAGCTGGAATTAAAATGAAAGTTGGAGATGCCTCTAATGAAATACGAAAAGATGTTCTAGAAACTGAAGCTCAACAAAAACTTTTAAGAGGAATGTTAAAAGTAGAGTTTGACAAAATGAAAGAACAATTACAAGTAGATATGAAATCAAACAAAGAAGATGTAAGTAAAAACGAGAAATCTTAAGACTTGTATCTTATGATTTTTATTTGCTAAATTAATACAACCTTAAAATAGGAGATAGTATGTCAGAACAAGTAGGTAACGCTGATAAAGCCCCCGAAAGTAAAAGCGTACAAGATGCCGTCATGGGAATGACATCTGATAATTTTTTTGAAGAATTAGATAATCAGGTAAATGGTGGTATATTAGATAGACCTTCGCAAACAACCTCGGAACAAAGCCGTAACACGCAGTCGAGCCCTAATGTAGAAGTTCAGAGTGAAGTACCTAGTAATGAACTAGATACTTTACAAAAAAGGTATAGTGATTCAAGTAGAGAAGCTAAAAGGTTAAATGGCAAACTTGCCGAAATAGAACCTTATATGCCGATTCTTGATGCTATGCGAGAAGACCCTAATTTAATTTCTCATGTGAGGAGTTATTTTGAGGGTGGAGGCCAGACCCCACAATCAATGAATGAAAAACTGAATTTAAATGAAGATTTTGTTTTTGATCCAGATGAGGCTTTTTCTCAACCTGATTCTGATTCTGCAAAAGTATTGGGAGCGACAATCGATGGTGTAGTACAGCGTCGTCTTTCTAATGTATTGCAAACTCAAAAGACAGAAAATGCAAAAATGGCTAAAGAAACTCAATTCAAACAAAAGATGAATATGTCTGATGATGAATGGGGTAACTTTACTGAATTTGCTAAATCTAAGTCTTTAGAGCTTGAAGATATATATTACTTGATGAATAGAAAGAATAGGGATGAGCAAATAGCTGATTCTACAAGACAAGAAATTCATAACAAAATGCGAGAAGTTCAACAACAACCGGGTACACTTGCAACGCAAGGTAGCACTCCAGTTGAACGATCAAATGAAGATTCAGTCTTTGATACAATTTTGGGTTCTGGTAGTGAACTAGAAAAGGCTTTCAGTATATAGAAAATATATTGTTAGCCATTAACTCAAAATAAAGAGGTAATAAAATGGCTGATGTATTTGGCTTAGGTACTTTTAATGACACGGCTTCGTGGAATGATGGTACTTCAAAAGACACAGGTGACCTTAGAAGAAAATATAATTTTGGGGATAGGATTTCTGAACTTTCAATAGCGCAAGATCCTTTTTTCCGATTTGTTTCTCAAGTCGCTAAAAAACCAACAGATGATCCGGAGTTCAAATTTACTGAACGTAGATCTTCTTATCACAAACGATACGCTTATGTATCAAATCATGGAACTTCTGCTCCATCTTCTTTAGCAGGAACAAACGCAACTGTAACTCATACAGATGTAGAAGCTGGTGATATATATTATTTTTGTATGATTGGAGATTATAAATCTGCAGGTAATATTCAAACAATATATGGTCAAACTGGTACTGATGTAGTTCCGGGCGTTGCAGGTTCTCAACCACAGTTCTTTCTTCCAAATGCAGTTGTAAAGATTCCTTATATCATTGCTGCTTCTAGCAATTTTAATGATTCTGAAACTGCATCTAATTGGGATGACTCAGGTGGAACAACTGATGTAGCAACAACTCCAGATGATTACTTAATAGTTAAAGTTCTATCTGTAGATAGTTCATCTGTATCTAACGCAATTGTACTTAAAACAGAAATAGTTAGTAAAGGTTCAGCGGGCGCTGATATTGAACTAACATCTTATTATAAAGCTGGAGATGCTTTAGATGGTATAGATATATCTTCTAGATCAATAGCTTCTTATCTTGAAAAGAAAAGATGTTACGTTGTTGGGTCTGCTCATTCTCAAGGTTCAGGTTACCCTGAAAGTTGGAAAGATCAACCTTTCTCAACTGCGTTTGGTCTAACTCAGATCTTCAAAACTGCAATGGCAATGGATAATACTACAAGAGCAACTGTTCTTAAGTATGAACCAAATGAATTTGCAAGAATTTGGAGAACTAAGTTAATCGAGCATAAGTTTGACATCGAACAAGCATTATTATTTGGTTCTCAAGGAACTGATAATGATGGAGCTCAATACACAGAAGGTGCTGTTAGTTTTATTACTAGTTATGGTAATATCTTTGATGGTTCTGGTATTGGTGGAACTGGTACTAAGTCTCAAGATGATTTTCTTGATGACATGAGTAACTTTCTTGATCCTCGTTACAACAATGCAAATGCGACTCTATTCATGTGTTCTACTGAAACATATAATTGGATGCATAAACTAAGTGGATACTTTTCAGCTAATGTTTCTAAAGTTAGTGATGGAAGTAATTCTCTTGGTCGTGCAGACTTTAGTATCGCAGGTAAAAAGCAAGTGTATGGATTAGACGTAACTCAGGTTATGACTCCTTATGGTGCAATGAATCTAGTAAGAAACATTCACTTAGATGGTACTGGAGTTAAGATACTTGCAATTAACATGACACAATGTGCATACCGACCATTGGTAGGTAACGGATTGAATCGTGATACTGCAGTATACGTTGGAGTTCAGACTCTTGAAAATAGTGGTGTTGATCGCAGGGTTGACTTAATTCAAACAGAAGCTGGGATGGAATGGAAAATGCCTGAAGCCCACGCTGTCTGGAAATAGGAGGTTCAATTATGGCTAATCCCTTATACGGACAAAATAAAGCTGATGGAAACATTGGATGGGTTCAAAAAAGCTCTATCAAAGCACATGGAACTTTAGCTGATAATTTAGTTCTTGTAGCTGAAGATATGGTTAATTCATGCGCTCACACTTGTGACCCAGCTGCAGCTAGGAATATTACTACTCCTACAGCTGCTTTAATAGTCGCAGCAATGAAAGTTAAAGCTAGTGATGGCAAATGTGTTAGTGGAGATACTTTTCAGTTTTCTTTCATTAATGCAGGTTCAGCCGGAGTAGACGAAACTTGTACGATGGTTGCTGGTTCAGGAGTAACGATTGTAGGATTTGCAGATATTGAAAACCCTGCTACTACTCATGATGCTTTTAGCGTGGGTTCTTCATTATGGGGAGTTCATGTTACAAATGCAAAATCAGGAAGTGAAGCAGTCTCTGTAATTAGACTAGCGTAACGACTAATAAACAATATATGGGGGAGTTTCGGCTCCCCTATATGTACAAAGTAAATAAAATATGGCAACATCAACAATAGCAACCGAAATACAAGGAATAACTGGAGTAAGTACGGCAAATGCAAATTTTATTGTATCTGGGCAAAAGTTTGTAGTAGCAAATGTTCCTAAGAATCTAATGAAATGGGCATCTAGTCAATCTGCAGTTATGACAAGTAATGCAGATAATGATGCAGTTTTAAATGTAGATACTATTCTAAGTGTTAAAAGAAATGGTTATCCTTGTAAAGAAATATCTTCAGATGATTTAGTTTGGGCAACTGATGATGGTAGTTTAAAAAAAGCAACAATAACACATCCTATTTATGTTGTTTCTGGAGGTAAAATTCAAATACAACCTGAACCAGAAGCTCTTCAAGAAGGTTATTATTATTATGTAGATCATACAAAAGTTGATGATGATTCAGATTTAAGAAACATAGTAATTAATTACGCTTGTTTTAAAGAATTTGCAAAGTTAATGATGAATAGCGATCTTCAAGGTAATTTTGAAACAACTACAGATGATGCTAATTATTTTGGAGGAACTGAACATTGGATAAATACAGATGAAGATAGTGAAATGTTAATGGCTAGAATACAAACAATACAGGCTCAATTAGGAGAAAAAACTCATTTTGGGCAAATGTCTCAACAACATTATAATTTAGCATTAGCTGAAGTAAAGTCCTATATAGAGAATAATCCAAAAACATTAGAAACTGCAATAGCAATGCAAGGAATGAAAAAATGACAGTTTTAGAATTAATGGAAAGAGTAGGGATTAAAGAAGAAACTCTTACAATTGCTTGGGTAAAAGATGCAATACATTTAATACAGAGTAATACAAAAGAAAAAATTGATATACATAAACAAGATATTATAGATGCACACGATTCTAATGATAATGTTTACATATTACCTAGAGATTTAATAGCAATAGAAAATGTAAGTGTACTAGACACAAGTGCAAGTAAATATAAAAAAATTAAAAGATTAACTAATCAACCACATTATGTTGTAGAGGACACCTCACCATGAGTAGTTATGTAGATAAAGATTATTTTTATTACCTAAGAGGAAGAGAACTTCTTTTATATAAACTATTAGGAAGTAGGAATGAAAATAGGATTACTCAATCGGGCGTATTGCAACAATATCAAAATGAACTTGTATATCCAGACGAAGATATTGCAAATGGATTGAGAGTAGAATATACTAAAGTAAGCGAACCTTTTGTATCGGAAGCATTAGAAACAACAACTGCTTATTTAAGTAGTACATCTTTTAAAATGCAAGATACATCAACTGCTATATACACTGGTTCAAGTAATCTTAGTTTTGTTTCAAGTGGAAATAGGATAAATTTTGCAGCTGATGAAATTGATACTACTGCTAATTTTTATGATGGTCAATCAATTGTAGTTAGTGGAACAAGTTCAAACAATCAAACTTTTACCATAGCTGATGGAGGTGTAAATACTAATCAACTTGTAGTTACAGAAAGTGTTTCTAGCGAATCTAATACATCTGGAGTAATTACAAGTGCGACTGGAGCTATCTTTAATGGGTTATCTGGAACAAATACATTTACAGATTTTACAGCTGGAGACAAAATAAAATTAAAAGGTTCTTCAAGTAATGATGGTAATTATACAATATCTTCTATTTCTACAGATGGAGATGCATTAATTGTTTCTTCTGTACCAACTTCAGAATCATCTGGTCAAAGAATTATTATCAATCAAATACCTAAAGAAGTCTCATCTCCTGATTCTACTTCTCATATTAATTTAAATAAAATGTTAAGTCTAGCAGTAGTAGATTATTGCAAAGCAATGTTATCAGATAGAAGAGGCGAAATTGATAAAAAAGAATATTATATGAAACAATTTTATAGTAAATTAGCAGATAACGAAAGCAATAAAAGAATTATATCTGTTGCTTCTCCTATAAATGCTTACGCAGTAAAATAATTTTAATAATGCTCATTCGAGCGGTGGTGGTGGAAAATAAGTAGGTACAAGTTATGGCAGATAACTTAAGAAAATTTACAACCCAAGAAGTATTAAATAAAGTTTATTCAGACTCTTCGGGTAATTCAATTGGCATAAACGCAGCCACATCAAAAGAAACTCTCAACGCAGCTTTAGATACATCAAATAGTAGACTTAATGTTTCACTAGCAGGTGGTACTATAGGGGGTGACGTAACTATTAATGGTGACTTAACTGTTAATGGTGATGGTGCAGGAGCTTACGATGAAATAATAAACGGTCAATTAGAAGTTAGGGGAGATGCAACTGATTCAGCAACAGGCATGACTGGATTCTTAACTCTA